CAACCTTTAGTTTTAGTTCAAATAAAGAACTATTTGCCAATTGTTTTCTCCTTCTTCTCTTTTTCAGTTACTTTAAAGTCTTTTGAGCAAGTCTCACATTTTTCATCAGGCATACCTACTTTTATACCCCTACTAATTTTACAAGCCCTACAGTAATCTTCAAGTTTATTATCCTTTTCTCCAACTCCTAAAAATCCTAGAACAGCTTCCCTAAAAAGCAAATCACGTTGTTTATATTCTATATATGGTTTAATATCTTCTGGTGTATATCCCCATATAATTATATCTCGTTTTGTGATGTCTCCACTGGAGAGGAGGACACAGACTTCTTCGAGCCAATTGTCATTTTTTCCCCTATCTTCTCTATTGTTTTTCCCATCTTTTCTGCCAACAAAGAGATTGGGGTGCAGTCGAAAAAATCTTCCACTATCTCCATAGTCATTTCTGGGGATAGTTCAAATTCTAAATCATTTGCTATTTTTTCCAAATCTTTATCCTTCAATGACATATTTGGTATATGAAAAATTATAGCAAATGCCATAGGAAGTCTATCACCAAAAGCACTAACCATATTCAAGACATTAGAATCTTCAGGTAATACCACACCTTCAAGTAATTTCATAAGTCTAGAAATCTGGCCAAGAACTAAAGGCTTCATCCTATATTCTACTTCACCAATTTTATAAAGGTATTCTGTTTCTGATAACTTCATTGAGTCCCCCTTAGACTTTTAATTTTAAAAATAGGGAGTTGGTTTTTCACCAACCCCCTTTGGAGCTTGTTACATTATATTATCTTGTGTCTGTGTATTCCATACAACCATTCTAAGTGTAGAAGCTTCTGTATCATTATTATAATACCCAATAAAAGGAAGTTCTACAAGTACACCAGCAGGGCCATTAACTACAGGGTCTTGTGGCTGATACAACAGTTCATCAATGAATATATCAATTTTTTCATTGTATGCTGCACCTGTGCCATTACCTTGCGTTAATGTAATCTGTAAACTTGATTCCTGATTGTTAATAGCTTTGTTGTAGAGTGTCATATTTTCAAACAAAGCAGTCAATGTACCAGAAACTTTTACCAAACCTTCAGGCAGTGAGTATCTTTCACCAGTACCGTCAATTACATAAACTGAGTTATCAAGGTTGTTCTCAAGTGTCAGTTCAAGTCTTGTAACTATGCCTAAAGTAGACCCACCTTCTGTAATAGCAGCCTGAAATCCATCAAATTGCTGACCCACTGCATCATCAGAATAATCTAATGCACCAGTTAATTTTGCAGAAGTTGTTACAGTCTGTGCTGAACCTATTATTGAAAACACAGTTTCAATAAAGCCTTCAGGTGCAAATGTCATCCTCATACTGTTTACTTTGCAGCCAGCATATGTAAAATATTCAGGTGTTGCCAAATCTGTAAATTGTTTTTCTATAGTCAATCCAGGAGGTAAATTACTTATTACAAACGTATGTGAATAAGGGCTAGTACCAGATGTAGTAAATGTACCTAATGCATGATAAAACATCTTAGTCATGTATGGAGTTAATTCTACAGTTATATCACCTGTTACATCTTTGTTACCCCTTGCTGGATTTAGTGGGTTTCTATTTGCCCTGATTGTTTGGGAATCTATGAGATTTCTTGACAACCTCAATGATTCAGAAACGAATGGCAGGACATGCGGATTACTATTTGCTATTGTCTTAAATGTTGCTTCTGTACCTACCAATAATTTTGAATTACTACCTCTTGCTTGAGCCATCTGCTATACCTCCTTTATAAATTTCTTCTTTGGTTTCTCTATAATTAATTCAGTTTCAGGTTCAGGTTCTACCCAATACTTAAACTGTCCACGTTTAACTAGCAAATCAGCAATAACATCATCAGTAACTTCTTTAGGAATACCTTTAGTAAACTTACCTAATTCCATAATACTTAATGTTGGTGAACCTGTGTCATAATATATTTTTCTCATTATACCTCCATATCCCCAAGGGTATGTCTATAAATTATCCTATAAGGAATAATCATATCTTCTATTTGTTTTGTTGGGTCAATAGTTAAAAAATCTACACCCATTCTTTCTGACCATTCAGCATAATTACCTAATTTATAGTTAGCATACATTTCTGTATGAATTAAATCCAATAAATCTTCTAAATCAGCATCTATAGCCCTAACTAGTAATACCACATACCATTCCCATGTTTCTTTACCAATTACAGCATTTTCACCTTCTAGATATTTTGTTTCCTTATCTGAATATATAAAACATGCTGGTAGTGGTGATGTCTCAATATCAGTAGTAGGTATCTTAGCACTTCCAACTTCTACAGTCTTAAAGTTAGAAATACCTTGTATCACTGTTTTAATTTTATTTAATATATACTGTCTTTTAGTCATGGATAAATCCCATATACCTTATTTCTATTAAAGAAATCTGTTATTCCTCTTACAGCTAATTTATGATAAACCCTAGATAAATCTTCAGTCATAACATTTCTAATTTCTTCAGTGCTAATAAAAGGTCTTCTAATAACCTCTTCTTTAGCCCAAAACAAAATTTGCCTCCAACTTCTAGGACTAACATTCTTTCTAAAACCTTTAGGTGAACGTGTACCAGATTTTGGATAATCTCCTTTGTACCAATACGGTGCTCCTCCATATTTAGCTGGGTTAAATTTTACAGTTGTAATACCAAAGTCTCTAATTCTAGCATTTGGCTTAATACCTCCAGCTGTATTAGGTATTGTCAAGTATTTATGACCCTTTGGTTTTACTAATACATCTCTATCACCAATTATAGTAGCTAAATGTGGAGCATAAATATAATTAAAATAAATGCCATAGTTAGAACTATACTGATTAACCCTTTCTTTAAAATCAAATGTGGCTCTATCTAATCTTCTTGGTCTTCCAGGATTCTTTATATAAGAATAAATATGATTTACAACCTTTTTTCTAATCCTTCGTAAATCACTATCAATGTGATTATATACATAATCATTGACATGCTTAATAAGACCAGATACCTTCTTAGGTAAGTCAAATTTTGGTCTTTCTCCAAGTTTAAATTCTAGTCTTACATTAGGGGCTATAGCCATATTAATAATCCATTGGTGATTTTCTATACATCCGTAAAATATTCTTAACTTCTGGAAGTAAATCTCCAGCATATAGTGTACTAACTGAACCATCAGGCAGAGATATAGATGTCAATCCTATATCTTTTCTACGCCTAAATACAAAAGCCACCTGCAATAAACAGGCATAACCTATAGCATCTGGTACAGATAATACATAAGTTGTCTTACCACCAACCATTGTCAAAGAACCTGTATACCCACCTGTATATGTAATATACATTTCTTTAGGCTGTGTAAAGGTTGTAGTATAATCAAATTCAAATAAACCTTCATCAGCCCACAAATAATAATCATCATTAACAGTTTGAGCACTAGTATCAACAACAACTGTTATAGTAGCAGTATTATCCACAGGATAACCACTGACATAGTACTTTCTTCTTCCTGTAGTAAAATACTGTGTTCTCTGTTCTTTTAATAACTGCCTATTTAAAAATGTCTGTATCCTATCAGACACATTTTGAATAAGTGTATTTATCAAAGAATCATAGTCTGTAACAGTAATATCAAGAAAAGCTTTAACTTCACTTAATGATACCAACATTAATGAGGACATTATTTACCTTTCTTTTTAACTTCAGTAGATTTAATCATCCTATTAACAGTAATATCCACTATTTCTTCTTTTTCCCCGTTACTGGTACTTGCTGCTGTTTCTTTGGTTTCTTTGCTTTCTTTTTGTTTCCCATTTTCCACCTTCCAAGATTGAGTTTCTAAAACCTTCTTTAAGAAGGGGGCGGGGATTTCTTCCCCCGCCTCATATTTGTTAATTCCACAAAACACTACATATCCATTTCTAACAGTAGCCATACATCTCCCCCTTATACTGTTTTAAATACTTCTATTACACTGGATATGTTTTTGCTGAACCAAGTATACCATGAGCATCAACTATAACATATGGTCCAGACCCACCATTAAACTGTACTGACATAACACCCCTAACATATCTAGCCTGAGGTTTCAAATCAACAGCAATCTCAGTTTCTGTATATGTGTTTGTTATATTATGGGTACTAGATGCCCCACTTATATCAGCATATGTACTATTATCACTAGAATCCTGTACTTTGCAAGTAACAGTAACACCGAGGGGTACACCAAAAGGTTGGCAGTTCCCAAAAACAAAAACTGCTGATTCATACCCCAACCTATCCACACCCACACCATTTACTGTAGCTTCAGTAGCACCAGCACCTACAGTTTGAGGGGCTATAGAAAGGAAGCTATTTATTGTGTCTCCTAAATCTCTTTTCATGTATTTCCTCCTATTAATTTTGTAATAGGGGGGGCATACCCCCCTATGTAATTTTTAAGCAATTGTTGCATCATTAATCAAACAGAAGGATTCAGGGTGTCTAACAGCTATGTCTATATCCTGTATAATCCTGACCCAAGTTTGATTCTTTGCAAACGCATCAGATGTTTCTCTAGACGCCATAATCTCTAAGCCTCCCCACTGACCTATAATCAATTCTGACCAGTTAGCAAAATAAATCTCTGTACAATTTACAGCAGAACCTTTTGTGAGGTTTATAGGAATCTGAGTGGTCATTTTGTAAGGATGGCCCATCCAAGAAACTAGTGCCTGTTCAGATACCATAGGCTGGACAATATATTCGCCACTAGTATCTGTTGAGAACTGTGCTACTTTTGTTTTAACAAGTCTACGTCTTGTTGCTGGATGGAAAATGTAACCTAAATTACCCCTATACGCATTGTCTTTCTGAAGTTCATACTGCATATCATACAAATGATCAAAATTAGGGGCACCGCCATTTGCACCTATTTCAACAGTATTAATATTAGCTGTATTTGCAATACCTATAGGCTGTCCTGCAACACCACTACCTCTTAATGCCGCTAAATCACTAGCTAAAGCAATCACTCTAGCAATATCACTCCTAACCATAGCTTCTACTGATGGGTTAGAAAGTCTAAGAAGTCTGTTAGACATTTTCACCATAGCTGCCACTGCTTTAGGAGTTAATGCAAGTTGCCCAGCAGACAAATCTGATTCTGTAATAGATGCATTTTCTTCTACCCAATAAGCTGTTGCCCCACCAACCTGTTTTGGGATTTCTACAGGAACACCAGATAGATTACTTAAAACTGTTGCACCCATCTGAGTTACGACAGATTCTGCTGTCAGCATTTCTATAAATCCAGGCAATACTTCATTTGGAACAAAATAACCAAGATTTGAATCATCATTAGTTGATGCCGCTCTTTTTCTAGTCTGGTCAAAAACCTCTTTTTCAAACCCAGCATTAGACCAATCACCAGTCACTATAGCGTTTATAGCTCTAGTAATAGAGAATGATTTTGCTTCATCTTCAAGACCAGGCATCCTAGGAATTACTCTACGTGGAGCTGTCCTGTCTTCGATGTCTTTAAGTCTAGTATCTAAATTCTTCTGTGCATCGCTTAAAGCTACCACAGTATTAGATATATTACCCAACATATCCCTTTGTGTCTCCAATAATTTCTTAATTTCTTCCATATAAATACCCTCCTAGTTTAAATTTTATAGTTGTTCTTATATTCCGTGTTCATTGTCTAAATAGACTGAACTGAAATAGTCTTAGTTAAAATCTCATTAGTTTCTTCCAATAACTTTTTAATATAATTTTCATCTTCAATTTCTTTCCCCACTAAATCCAAACCATCTTCATCAACAGGATCATCTTTTACAAATAAATCATTGTAATCTTTCATAAAAGAATCCAAAAATTCAAACTTCTTTTCTACAAGTTCTTTCAAATCATTAATGGCATTTAACACCTCTCCCATATCTTCACCATCCTCTATTTCTGTATCCCCATTTTTAGGGTTACATAATTTCTTTCTACCTTCTTGGTATTCCAAGATTTCATCATACGTCAACCAATATGTTAAAATTAAATCGCCATCCTTCTCTGTATAACATATTTCATAATTGCTAAATATTGATTTAGTATGGTCATCTACCCATTCTTTAGCTTTATCATGTGTCCAACCTTTATCTTTGTCAAATAAATATCCAGTAATTTTCTTACAATCAGTACAATAATGGGCTTTTATACCTTCGGATGCAGAAATAGTAATTGTTTTTATTGAATGCCCAGAATGCTTACCCTCTTCTCCAGGAGCACCAATATGTACATAATTTTCAGTATCAGGTTTAGTTTCTATAATATCTTCTACATCCTTAGCATTTAAATCTTCTTTAACTATAACATCAAAATCAGTCAAATCTTTCTGCACTAATTCAAAATATTTCCTTATCGGCTCATCTTTTTCCATATCCAATGTCTCCATACTACGCATCATAGCTGTTGGATTAGCTGGCACTAATACTTGTGATACCTCCAACAACTCTACATCAGTGTAAACTCGTCCTGCTTTTTTACCCATCTTAACATCTTCATCCCATTCAGCATCATCATATGAATAAGGCAAGAAGCCAACTGAATATGCAGCCATACCATATTTTGAAGCTAATTTCCATCCCCAATCAGCTTCTTCATTACCCTCTCCCACAAAATATTTAAATTTAGCAATTAATTTACCATCTTCTATCCTTATTTTTTCCGCCTTACCTATTTGATTAGTAAGTTTATCATACCTATGTGAGGATAGGAGGACAGCTTGGCTTTTATATCTCCCTAAACGCTTTTTCCAAGCGTCAACTTTAATAACTTCCCCATACCTATCAATAGTTTCATCAGATACAACAGCCTCTAATGTAAAATCCTTTTCATTAATACTTTTAATTTCACTAACAAAAGTTTTTACTACTTTATCCATACCAGCCTCCTAAGTCTTATTTAATTATCGAATAAAACTCTAAAAATCTT